ACACCACAATATACGAGCTAATTGGAACTTACAATGTAAGCGATGCAGATTTTGATCTAAGCCAGTTTGGTTTGTTTCTGAACGCTGATACAATGTTTATAACATTCCATATAAACGAGATGGTTGAACGTCTTGGACGTAAGTTAATAGCAGGTGATGTTATAGAGATACCGCATTTGAACGATGAGCTACTTTTAGACGCGACTGCCAAGAGCATAAACAAGTTTTATGTGGTACAGGACGCATCAAGGGCGGCGGAGGGTTACGGTCCACACTGGTTTCCTCATCTTTGGCGTATTAAATGTACCCCAATGAATGATGCCCAAGAATATCGTAGTATCCTTGGTGATCCAGATGATGCGGATAGCTTGAAGAACGCATTAAGCACATATCAGAAAGAACTACAAATTTCAAATGCTATCGTTGAAGCTGCGGCTGTTATGCTTCCGCGGGCCGGATACAATAATCAAGAGATTAATGAGATTACCAATGTTCCTGTAATTCACGGGTTCGATGGTGGCGGTGATAATAACCTAATTGAGGTGAGAACTAGGGAGATGGCAGCAAGTGAAGGAGATACTACAGGCGTGCCGAGCGGATTATCTTTCCCATTAACACCAAGACCAGGGGAATTGTTTATCCGATCTGACATGACGCCAGAACGTTTATTTGTGTATCGTGGAAATAGATGGAACACTGTCGTTGACAACACAAACAAATCGTGGGGGACTATAACATACAATGCTGGCACGTTTATTAATAATCAAAATCAAACAACAACACGCGACGGCGTTACGATAGTTGAGAGGCAACCATTGAGTAAAGTGTTTACTAAGCCGACACCAGGAGTTGACAACTAAATGGCTATTACACAGTCCTACTTTTATGACCATCAGCTTCGTCGGTGGATACTTCAATTTATGCGCCTTTTTGGCGGGTTCTCTGTCAAGATGGGCAAGGATGAAAATGGGTCTGATAACTATCATCAGGTTCCGGTTCGATATGGTGATACAAACCGTATGGCTCAACACATCATTCGTAATAATAGTGAAAACACTGTCGTGAGTGTGCCGGCTATTAGCTGTTATGTTGCAGAGCTTGCGCCGTCAAGTGTAAGACGTATGAATCCGAACTTTCAAAATTCAACTCAAGTAGGTGAACGAGTGTATGACGCAGAACGAGGGAGATTCATTGACCAAGTTGCTGAGACTTATACGCTTGAACGCATTGCCCCTATTCCGTATGATTTAACATTCAACGTTGATATATGGACAAGTAATACTGAACAAAAGTTACAACTCCTTGAACAATTATTATTGCTCTTTAATCCAAGTGTAAACTTACAAAGTGGGAATAGCCCGTACGACTGGACCAGTCTTGCGGTGGTTGAGCTTACTAACATTACATGGACTTCACGTAGTATTCCGCAAGGTGATGATGCTATTGATATTGCCACGTTGATTTTCTCGCTACCGATTTTTCTAACACCACCAGGTAAAGTTAAACGTCAGGTGCTTATTCACAGTATAATTAATAATTATAGTGCAGTGGATGCAATGGGCGCATTGGATTCGTTTATTTTAAACGAGTCTACTATTTCAGGTAGAACGTGGATTACATTTGAAGATAGACACATTAAAGTTACAAACGATTCTATTCAATTGTTGAATAGAGAACACACTACTATAGATGTTGTTAATAACGGTATATTGAGCTGGGTGGAGCATTTTGGCAAACACGGAGGCATTAAAAATGGTATCACAGAAGTCATTCTAAAATTAGGTGATGCATCTGATCCAATTGAAGTTGCTGCCCGCGTAAGCATTGTGCTTGGCAATCCTAATTTATTAAGCTACGATATAGACGCTGCTACATTGCCAACAGATACCTTGACTATGGTAAACGGCGTTATAGATCCATCTAAAGGATATCCTGGAACGGGCAGTTTACCGCTTGCTGCAAGGGGGCAGCGTTATTTACTAATGGGACAGTTGTCGCAAGGTTCTATGTGGAGTGAAACACTAATTGCGAATACTAATGACATTATTGAGTACAATGGCAGCGATTGGGTTTTGAGCTTTGATGCATCGGCTGTTACTACCATGGAGTATACAACCAATGCGGCGAGCATGAAGAAACTCTTTTTCAATGGTGCCGAGTGGGTTTTGGCCATTGAAGGTGTGTTCTTGGCGGGCTCTTGGCGAATCATCAATTAAAAGATGCTACGAGTTATTAAGTCACCGCCTATTGAACTGTCTTCTGTTTACAAGGGACCACATTGCCAATTAGAATTCACATCATGTTGGGGCAAGCGGCTAAACAATCCTCTGCTTAATAAGTTATACAAGGGCAGTGTATGTTTCACTGAACGGTGGTATATGGAAACTCGCAAACTTATAAATGAGGAATTGTGGTACCATCCGTTACTAACAACACTAATTAAAGATCAAGAGTTCAAATCGTTGTTGGTAAACAGTGTATTCATAGACGGTGCCATTATGCGTAGTATACTTGCTGATGATGCTTATCCTGAATACCAAATGTCGGCAGCCGTCAATATTAAGAAATTAAATCAATGGTGCGCATTCTTTGTCAGTTTACCTCATTCACACGAAATTCTCGTTGCCCGATGTGGCCAATCTCGAGACTAAGATCTAAATCGCAAAATAATTTAATATCATTGTGATCCAGTAGATCACAAAATCCCATGTCCTCGCCTTGCCACGTTGATGATGGTGCATGCCATATTAAGGGAAAATGCGGGCTTGGCATACTATCAATTACTGCGGCTTTTATCAACATACAACCCATCCCCGAATAGCGTACTATGTCCAATCCAGTCTTTGTAGTATCAACAGGAATTACAGGGTCTATGCTATAAAATGCAGTAGGGTGAAACGGAGGTGTTCGCTTTGAGTATGTGGCACACACTGCATCCTTTCTGTGCATGAGCAGTTGAATGATAGTATCGCGAGGGAATGTCATGTCGCTATCGAGCCACATAATATGCTCGGCCTGATGATCATCAAGTGCTATATTTAATAGTGTTTGCCGCTGATTACTTAATACCGTGCCAACATCCATTACCAGTGCTGTTGGAATGCCATGAGATTCTGTGTATTGTATTGCATTAACCAACGAGAATGCAAACTGTGAATGCACTGTTCCGTTGGTAGGGATGCAAATTATAACCTGCGCACTTAATGCAGGTTCAGGTTGTTTTTCAAATATTGACATTAAGACTTTAGGTCAGCTTTTCGCTCGGCTAGTTGAGTTGTTTTGTTAATAACATTTAAAAATGTTTGGCAACGGGTGATTGCTTCTTCGTATAACTCGGTTGGAAGGGCAAGCATCTGCGTCATGTTCTCAACTGATACTTTTTGACAAAGTGCTTCAATTGCAGCTTTTTGTGCAAGATGTTCCATCCAATGTTGCCCTTCTGCGTCCTCAAGATTATTGCGTATATCAGGAAATTCAGTTTGTAGTTCAATGATTTTTTCATTGATGATATTCATCTCCTCAAGAATGCCTGCCTTTAGCCATTCTGCCTGCGCATTATCAAGTTGATCGCTTAGGTCAATGATATCATTGCATAAGGCAACTAACAATCGAGGGCCCGATGACGAGCCGTATAGAAAGTTTTCTCTTTCAAATTTAGTGCGAAATGGTGTTTGTTTTAATAGACTCTCTGCTGCGGTGAAAATTTCAGATTGTGTTAGTGACATTGGATGCTCCTGGTATCTATTATGTATCATAATATTGCGGGAGATTTTGTCCAAAAGAAAAGGGCAAATTACCCTATTTCTTCTTTTTGATCTTATTAAGAATGGTTGTACGGTGATGTGTATCCGCCGAAGAATGAGCTTAAACTGATAGCGCCAGATGACGTGCCACGGTGGGTTGTTGCTAACCTTCCTCGCAATGCGACATTTGCGCCTGCACCCGGCGCGACGTTTGTGTAGCCTCGTTCAACGTTTGAAAAAGTAATTGTTGTTCCTGTTGCTGGTAGTATTGCCATGATTTAATCTCCTTGTTATTTAGCGAGATTAAAGTGCTGCTGGACCGCTTAACTTGGCAATTTGTGCTGTTAGTGCATCAATTTGTCCTTGTTGAGCTTTTACTGCCTCAATTAACAATGCTGTCAACTTGTCATACTTGACAGTTAAGAAGCCCGGGAAAGCAGATGGGCATACTAACTCTGGCATTACTTCTTCGACCTCTTGAGCAATTACACCAACCTGTGCAGAGTCAACAATACCCATTGCCAATGCTGTTTCATTTGGTCTAAAGGTTACACCACGGATACTCATGATCTTGGCAATTGGATCCTGGATCGCTACAACATCTTTCTTCAATCTTGCATCCGAGAAGAATGCTGTAATTTCACCAGTTGCTGTGATGGCACCAGTCGTTGTCAATGCGCCAGTTGCTAATGTACCACTCATAGTAGAATTTACTGATGTGCTAACCGTTGAGCTCCATGTGCCAGAACTAATTGTGCCAACTGATGTAAGACTCGACGCAGTTACACCAGATGCCAGTGTTGCACCACTTAATGTACCGGCTGGAGCAACTACCGCGGCAGTAGTGATGCTTGTGGTCAATCCTTTTACGTTAATAGTAATAACAGGAATGGCTGTACTTGAACCAGTGACACCTGCTGTGGCCACTGTTGCCAGTGTAGATGCCACTGCACCAGCGACAGTGGTGATGTCGCCTGTTAATGCTGGCATCCTAGCAGCAAGCAAGGTACCAGAGTCAAGATTACTTGCCGAACCAGCAGCCAATGTTGTTGCATTACTACCAGAACTAGTAACATCACCAGTTAAGTTTGCATTGGTAATAACTGTTGCAGCAAAACTGCCTGTACCTGTGCCCGTAACACCACCAGTAAGAGTGATAGTTTGGTCGCCGGTGTTTGTACCAGACAAGTTAGCAACCGCGCCATTTGATAATGCGCTATTAGGAATAGAACCTAGGCTGAAATTACCGGAGCTACTGTCATAAGAAATACCAGTATTACTGCTAGAACTTAACGAGGTACGTGCGCGGGCAGTTGTATGGTATTGGTTCGTAACCCCTTCGCCTAATCCATCTGTATTAACTACAATTGGGTAATACGTGGCACCATCGTTAGTGAATGTCCATATTGTCGAGCCTTCGTTCCAACGTAACTGTGTGTTTGCTTCGTCACCGCGTTCAACTTCAATACCAGCATTTTGTGTTGGGACGCCTGTTGCGTCACTATTCAACGTTAAAATGTTATCGGCCAATGAAATTGTACTTGAGTTAACCGTTGTTGTTGTACCGCTAACTGTGAAATTACCAGCAACAACGACTCCGGTTGCATCAACTGTCAATGCAGTGCTTCCATCTACTGTTACTAGAACAGAACCAGTACCGCTGTCTACCACTGCTACATTTGAATTGCCCTGACTAATAGTTGTTGTACTTATTGCGGCAATTTCTGAATCAACATAACCTTTTGTTGCTGCATCAGTACCTGCACTCGGAGTGCCAAGGCCAATGATTTTGTTGGAATTCATCTGAATTGCGTCACCAAATCCAACTTCTGTACCAGCACTATCAACAATGCGCTTACCCGAGGCCATTGTTAATGTACCATCAACGTTAACGCCGGTGGTACTTGAACCAAGTTGTAGTAAACCTGCACCAACTGTAGTAAGACGAATGTTTTGGTCAACATCAGCGGTAAATGTCATTGTTCCACTGTCATCCTGAATAACTGGGCTGCCGTTAACATACAATGTACCGGGACCTACGTATATGTCCTTCCACTGATATGATAGGCTACCCAAACTGTGTGTATTGTGGGTAGTAGGAAGAATGTTACCACCCATTGCTAATGAAGTCAATGTGCCAACGCTTGTTAAGCTTGAAGCTGTTACACCACTTGCAAGAGTTGAACCACTTAATGTACCTGCTGGAGCAACCACTGCTGCTGTTGAAATACTAGTGACTAAGCCTTTGACGTTTATAGTCACGATTGGTATTGCTGTACTTGATCCAGTAGCACCTGCTGTGGCCACTGTTGCCAATGTAGTTGCATTACCGCTTGAAGTTACATCACCTGTTAATGCTCCACCGATTTCAACGATAGCTGGAACTCCGCTATCGCTCTTAATATAAACTTTACCATCAAATGTGTTGATTGCAATTTCGCCTAATGCTAGTTGGCTAGTTGTTGGGACCTTGTCAGCTTGCGAACTGCGCTTTAAAATAATTGTGTTTGCCATTGGGTATCTACTCCGTGTTGGATGCGGTGATTTATCTAAACCACCGTTCAAGTCTATTTACCATATTTGGATAAATTTTGATGATAATACTAAAATTCGCCGCCGTCTATATCAATGGATTGTTCAGAGATTTCGGTGATCTCACCGCTTTCATCCACGGTTATAGTAACACTTTTAGAATTTGAGCCGTATGTTCCTGGAGATTCAAATTGTCCAATTTGATTTTCTTTGACGAATATGAGATCGGTGCTACCTAGCGTTATAACACCATAAGTTATTAATACCCAAGTTGATTTGGCGTGTTGATTTCCTTCTTCGACCCAAACATTCAATCCGTTTAGTAATTCTGCACCTGTATCTGTGTCGGTGGCACGGCGTAGTATGCCTGTTTCAGCATTCACAACATAAATGCCGTTTTGCGAGGCTGTGGTTTGACCGGCCAATAGTATGCGATCGTTGCTCAACACATTGACCCCATCAGTCGAAACTATGATCGCGCCTAAATTAATGTTGGACGTTGTTGCCAATCTGACACTATCTTTTGACCGCGACTGTGAACTTACAAAGGCTTTACCCCGAAATATTGGCATTAGTATTAATATCCTAGACATTGTATTTATGTCATTAGTAATCATACGTCATAAGGAAAGGTGCAGATTCTGCACCTTTCCTTGTTAAAACTTATTGCTAAGAATTAAAATATACCACCGTCAATTGTGCTCGTTTCGCTCAATAATCCACCTGCTGACAATAATGTTGATGGAGTTACACGTACCATAATATAGTCACTTGCTTCTGGTGCAGTGTCAAACACAATTACCGTCGTATCTGGATCATCTCCGGACATTTCTATTGTATACGCGAAAGATGGAGGCTGTACCAAACCGTTAACGAACACTTGAGTATTACCAATTGGGCCAGCATCTACGCCTGTATCAAAATTGGTTTCTGTGCCATCTCCTGTAAAGTTCATTGTTATGACAATAGACGTAACGTTCTTTGGTTGGAACTGTTGATCTGCAGAGTTCCAAACCAACGAATAACCATCGTCTAGTTCACCTGGATCACCAACGTCGGACAAGTCAAAAACGCTGGCAGCAGCAATACGAGCATCTGCTCGCGCATTGGTGTAATACTTGTTTACAGCACCTTCGTCAATTGCGTCAGTATTAGGTACTCTAAATGTAAACACACCAGATGCGTATGACAAGATATCAGTATCATCTGAATCTAAACTAATAGCACCTCGAGCTCGACCGTTTGTAAAATACAAGTTATCTGACCCTTCGTCAATATTATCTGTATCAAGACTTACAACACCGGTTTGGCCATTTACACTTTCAACTGTCGCTGCTGTACTAACAACACCTGTCGAACTGTTGTAACTTATGTTTGAACCAGCAACAATAGAGGCACGGGCACGGGCGGTTGTAAACCACAAATTAATCGGAGATCCGTCTTCGAGGATTTTGTCAGTTGATGGTGTGACGAACGTAAACACGCCAGATGAATATGACAAGATATTTACGTCATCAGTTGATAAACTAATAGCACCTCGAGCTCGACTGTCTGTAAAGTACAATTTTGAACCCTCAGCAAGATCATCCGTGTCGTGATTACTCAACGAACTCACAGTACCGGTTACATCACCGGTTACA